CACCGGGAGTCTGGACAAGCTGGGCACGGCGCTGAATGCAGTCACCCGCGCGGTGCATCTCTACGCCGCCGCGCTGGCCGTCGTCAAGGCCGCCACGATGGCCGACGACATGCGCCTGCTTGGTGCGCGCGTGCAGGTGGCCGCCGGAAGCATCCAAGCCGGCGCCGAGGCCATGCTGGCCCTGCAGCGCATCAGCGTGGCCACTCAGACCAGCGTGGCCGCCAATGCGTCGACGTTCGCCCGCCTGAATCAATCGCTGATCCAGATGGGCGGCACGCAGGCCGACACGCTGCGGCTGACCGAGCTGCTGGCCAAGGCCATCAAGGTGTCCGGCGCTTCCGGCGCCGAGGCGTCGTCGGCGATGCTGCAATTCGGCCAGGCGTTGGGGTCCGGCAAGCTGGCCGGCGATGAGTTGCGCAGCTTGCTGGAGACCGCGCCCTACCTGATGCGGCAACTGGCTGACGGCCTGGGGGTGCCCATTGGGGCCCTGAAGTCGATGGGCGAGCAGGGCAAGCTGACGGCCGATGTGGTCATGTCGGCGCTGTCGAAAGCCTCCGACCAGATCACGGCCGACTTCGCCACCTTCCCGCAGACCGTCGAGTCGGCATTCACAGCGATGAAGGACGCGGCAGGCCGGGCGAACTTGGCCTTCGACGAAATGTCTGGCACAAGCGCCATGTTGACCGGCGTTAACAAGGGCCTTGCTGAGGTTCTGGATAAGCTTGCCGAGCAGTTCGGAGAGGCCAACGGAGAAGCCACAAAGCTGGGACGAAACGACGCGATCAAGGAATGGGCCGAAAGGTCAAAGGTAGCCTTTTCGTACCTCGTTGATGCCGTCGATGTGACATGGCAGACGCTGAGCGTTCTGGGCCGGAATGTCGCGTTCGTGTTCACCGGCATCGGCAACGAGATCGGCGGCATTGGCGCTCAGGTGGCCGCCGTCATGCGGGGCGACTTCGCCGGGGCGCGCGCCATCGGTGACGCCATGACGCAGGAGGCAGCCAAGCGCCGGGCGGATCTGGACGCAGCCGACGCGGCTACGCTGGCCCGCACCAAGACCATGGGCGCCAAGATGCGCGAGGCATGGGCTGGCGGCGGCCGGATCGACTTGAACGACAGGAACTCATGGGGCGCGGGTGGGAAAATCAAAGGAAACGTCGGCGACAAGAATGACAAGAAGTCGAAGGGCCAGCCGTTCGACGCCACCGGCTACCTGTCCAGCCTGGAGGCGCAGACCGCCGACGCCTACACCCGCATCGGCATCATCGAGGAAGAGGCCAAGCGCAAGGCTGATGAGCTGCTGAAGCAGAAGAAGATCAGCGTCGAGCAGCACGTGCAGGCGGTCAAGCTGATCGAGGCCAATGCCGCGCAGGATCGGCAGGAACTGGCGTTCTCGCAGGCGACGGAGAACCTGCGGGCCATTGAACAGGGCGGGATTGCCGAAGTTGAAGCGCGGCGCCGCATTCAGCAATTGATCGACGGCATCTACGTGGAGGCCATGTCTCCGGCCGAGCGGATCAGGCTGGAAGAAGCCGAGAAGCTGGCCGCCTTGCAAGATGCGTTTGAGCAGGAGTTGCTGACGCGCCAGCAGTTCGACGAAGCCAGGGCCACGCTGCAAAGCACCACGAACGCAAGGCTGAATGACCTGCGCAACCAAGACGTCCAGAGCCAGATGCAGCTGCAGTCTCAGTCGGCCAACATGCTGGCTGGGATGATGGGCGACTTCTACGACATCCTGTCTGCGGGCGGCAAGAAGCGCACCGCGCTGGCCAAGACCCTGTTTCTGGCGCAGAAGGCACTGGCGGTCGCTGAGATCATCATCAACACCGAGTTGGCAGCGTCCAAGGCCGGCGCGCAGCTTGGCATCTTCGGCCTGCCGCTGGCGCAGATCATCCGCGCTACCGGCTACGCCAGCGCCGGCATGGTGGCGGGCATGGCCATCGCCGACGTTGCAGGCGGTCGCCAGTACGGCGGCCCGGTGAGCGCCAACAGTCTGTACCGCGTCAACGAGACCGGGCGGCCCGAAATGTTCACGGCAGCCAACGGCAGCCAGTACATGATGCCGACCGCCTCCGGCCGCGTCACCTCTGCCGACAAGCTGGGCGGAGGCGGTACTGTGCTGCAGGTCAACGTGACCAACAACCACCCGACGGCGCAAGTCACGGCCACGCGCAACAGCAGCGGCGGCGTTGACGTCGCCGTGCAAGAGATCGCCCGCCAGATCCGCGACAACAGCGGCCCGGTGTGGTCCGCCCTTCGCGGGTCAAGCAACGTGCAAGGAAGGCTCTGACATGCCCGCAGCCTACCCCCTGGGCCTGTCGACGATCCTGCGGGCCAGCAAGAGCCGCAGCCAGCCGGCTGCCTTCAGTCTTCGCGAGCCCCGGCGCGGTTACGGTTACGCGCAGGAGACTGGCACCGACGTGCCGGTTTTCTGGGATGTCGAGTTTCGATTCTCGCGCTCCGATGCCGTGCGCTTCCAGTTGTGGTTCGTGGCCACCGTCCGGCGCGGCGTAGACGAATTCACGATGCCGATTCGCACCGAGTTCGGCCTGATCGAGCACGTCTGCCGCTTCATGCCGGAGAGCCTCCTGCCCTGCCGTGAGGACGGCGAGACGTTCGGCTACACCTCCACCATCATGGCCCGCGCGCTTGTCATTCCGCCCGCGTACCTTGAGGCCGCCGAGGTTATCGCAGGCCTGCCGGATTGGGAGGCCTGGACGGGCCTGCTGGACGAAGCCATGACCGCAGCTATGCCCGAGGCCTGACCGATGGACGCGCGCACCTTCTGGGCGACGAAGAGCCCGCTGCCCGAGTTCCACGCGATCACGTTCGCGCATCCCGCCTTTGAGGCGCCGATTCGGCTGGTGGCAAATCAGTTCGCGCCTGTCGTGCTGGCTGGGCAGGAGCACCAGCCGGTGCCGATGACCATCAAGCCCCCCGACCAGTCCGGCGACGGTCAGGCGAGGCTGCAGCTCGCCTTCGTGCGGGCCATCGTTGGGCGCGAGTTCAAGCGGCAACTGCGCCTCGTGACCGCCAGCGGCAGCCGGGCGCCCATTGCCGTGACCTATGCCGTCTACCTGGGCGACACCACGGCCCCGGCGATCACATGGGCGCTGTACGCCAGCGATGCGGGCGGGATCACGTTCACGACTGACTCTGTGCAGGTGGTGTGCACCGACAACAACCCCATGCGGCAGCAGGTGGCGCCGACCTATACGCCGGATGTGTTCACGGGGCTTGAGGTGCTGTAGCGGTCGGCTCCCTAGCATCGCCCGGATGCTGCTGACCCCCGACGACTTCACCCGCCGCGCTGTCGGCCTGCCCTGGGTCCGCTGGCGTGCCGATTGGGCCGGCATGGACTGTTTTGGGTTGCTGGTGCTGTGGCACCGCGAAGTGCTGGGCATCGACCTGGGCCCTGTCCCGCAGACCGACATAGCCGATGGCTTCGCGCGGGCCAGCGGATGGCAGGAGTGCGCGCCCGAGGATGGCGCGACGTGTTTCATGGCCTGGCGCAGCGGCGCCCCGTCGCACTGCGGCGTGCTGTTGGCTGGTGGGCAGGTTCTGCATTCCGAAGGCAGCCCCGAGAAGCCCGGCAGCGTGCGCGTGTCGCGCCTGTCGGCGATGCAGCGCCTGTACGGCGACTTGCGCTTCTACCGGAGGGCCGCCGCGTGCTGACGATCCTCAACGACCCGGCCGGCATCACGGGCACCCAGCGGCATGCCTGGGACTACTCGCTGACGATCACGGAGAACGTGGCGCGGCATCTTGCTGGCGGCGCTGACTGCGAAGTGCGCATCAACGGCATCGAGGTGGACCCGCTGACCGATCCGCGAATGGACCGGCCGCCGTCGGCGCTCGATTGCGTGTCGGTCATGCGCCGGCCCGCAGGCTTCGACCCTATCACCTGGTTCATCATCGCCGTCGTGGCGTCGGTGACGCTGAGCCTCGCGCTGATTCCCAAAATGCCGGGCGCCGACAGTGCGGGCAAAGAAAGCCCGAACAACCGGCTGACGCAGCAGGCCAACGTTGCCCGGGCCTACCAAGCCATCCCCGACGTGTACGGCCTGCGCCGCGTGTGGCCCGACCTGATCCAGCCGTCAACGGTCGAGTACATCAGCAACGTGAAGTACGTCACCGAGTGGCTGTGCGTCTCGCGTGGCAAGGGCACGATTTCCAGCGTGCAGTACGCCGATACGCCCATCGATGACGTATCCGGGGCCAGCTACGAGGTGTTTGAGCCCGTGGGCGCCAGCCCCTACCCGGAGCGCAACACCACAACCATCGCCGACGTGCTGGAGACATTCGACAGCCCGGATGTGAACGGCCAGGAGCTGGTCTACAGCGGCGAGGTCAGCGCAGAGGCGGGGCTTCAAGCCGGCAGCGGCGCCAGCATCTTCACTCTGGAGATGGCCGACGGCAGCGACTTGGCGTGGCTGGCCGCGCAAGCCGGCACCGGCTCTGCTGACGTGACGTTCATCTATGACGGCGGCACGACGTTTGCGCAGACATGCACCATCGACAGCGTGACGGATTCTGGCGACCAGATCACGGTGCAGTTCACGCGCGCCAGCGGTACGTGGCCGGCGACCTACGTCCAACAGGTCTACGCCACGATCACGCCTCTTGCGCTTGACATCACATCGGCAGGCCCGTTCGCGCTGCCCGTGGAGTGCTCGCGCATCCGGTGGAATGTCGTGTTCCTGCGTGGCCTGAAAACAGGCTCATCGGCGGTCGAGATCAAAGCCGAATGGTGGCAAGTTGACTCTGGCGGCGTGGAGATCGGCGGCACGCGCGAGGACCAGGCCTACGAGTACCGCGGGCGCACGCTTGACCAGCAGTATTTCACCGAAGACGTGACGCCTACCGCTGGCGCCGGTCGCTACAAGATCCAGTTCACGCGCATGACGCCATCCATCGGCACCGAGGGCGCCGACGTGGCGAAGCTCGAAGAACTGTATGCGGTGCGCTTCTACGCGACAAAGGCGCTCCCGGGCGTCACCGTGATCCGCGTCACGACGAAGGCGACCGAGCAGGCTACGGGCTACAGCGAGCGCAAGTTCAATCTCCGGTGGCTGCGTCATGTCCGCACGCTGACCGCCGACGAGTGCACGGCCTCGCGCAACTTCGCCCGGGCGATGGCGCACGCCTGGACGCTGGCCGGCAACGACATCAGCGGGCTCGACGTGGACACGCTGGCCGCCATCAATGCCGAGTTCGGCGAGGAATCGGAGCTACTGCGCTTCGACA